ACTTGGTTTAAGTGGTTCAGCAGGTCACTTTATCGCAGCAGTATTAAAACCTTCAAAAGGTAATGCAGGTGAAGGTCCTAACACATCAACATCAGGTTTCTTAAGTGGTCCAGCAAGTGCTTCATTAGGAGCAGCACCAGACTGGGCAGAAGCATCATTAACAATAGCACAAAGTTCAAATGCTTCAACCGCATATACAATTTCATTTGATACAGGTTCAGCTAACCATATCGGAAATGTATTTAGTGATAACCCACAAGAAACAAAACAAAAAGTATACTTAGCAGTTGACAATAAAGGATTATATTCAAATAGTGGATATGATGCTAATGTCAGTATGAGTATAACGAGTGGTAGTGATTCATTTTTAGCAGACTACTCAGCAGCAGTAACACCAACAATACAATCTCAATTAGTTGGTGGAGCAAGAACAGATTTATTTAGTGTAAAAACAAGAGCAGATGGAAATTTAACGAACGCAAAATTTAAACTTGGTATTCGTGACATTAAACCAGCATCAGATGTACCGGGTTCAGACTTCGGAACATTTACATTAGATGTTCAAGTTAACAATCCAGGTCAAAATGATGACGGAACAATCTTAGAATCATTTCAAAATCTAAATTTTGATGAAGATTCACCAAACTATCTACCAAGAAAAGTAGGTGATAGATTTGTAACAATAGACTCACAAGGTAAATTGACAAATCACGGAGATTATCCAAATCAATCTAAATTCATTAGAATAACTGGAACAGATACTTCAACAACAGCATTAGAAGCATCATCATTGAAAGACCTTGCAAATGTATCAAGTGAGTTACTTCCAATGGGATTCGGTAAATTAACAACACCAACCTTAGCAACATTAGAGTTGGCAGGACCAAATACCCTTACTGAAAATACAGCAGACGCACCAGTAGCATCATTTGTTTCAAGTCAGTTAAATTCAAGAGCATCATTTGATTCAAATGTTTATTATGGATTTGATTTCGCAAATGAAACAAATAAACAATATTTGACAAAACCAGCAGTCGGAGCAGGAGTTGGAAATAATGTAACTATGAGTTTGGAAGACCAAGATGGACACGCAGACGCGACTACATTAGGTTCAACATTCTCTGACGCAAGTGAAAAGATTACATTAGCACTTTCACATATTAAACAAAGAAAGTTCGTAGTTCCTTTCCAAGGTGGATTTGATGGATTTAATCCAGCAGCACCTAAGAAAACCGGAACAGATATTGTAGCAGCAAACTCACAAGGGTTTGATATGACTAATTCACTATCAAGTGGTTCAGTAGCATTCAAACGAGCAATCAATGCAATCTCAAATCCAGATGAATTTGATATCAATATGTTAGCACTTCCAGGTGTAATTCACGAATTACACTCAGTTGTAACAAATCACGCAATTGATAAAGTTGAAGATAGAGCGGATGCGTTCTTTATATTGGACGGGTCATCATATGGTCGTTCAATTGATAACGCAATCAATGATGTTAAATCATTAGATTCAAACTATGTTGGAACATATTATCCTTGGGTGAAAATCTTAGATGGTGTTAAAAACAAACCAACTTGGGTTCCACCTTCAGTAGTTCTACCAGGTGTATTTTCACAAAATGACGCAATAGGTCAAGAGTGGTTCGCACCGGCAGGTCTAAATCGTGGTGGATTGACAGAAGTATTAGAAGCACAAACAAGACTAACCAACTTGGAAAGAGATGATTTATACGAAAATCGTATTAATCCAATCGCAACTTTCCCAGGTCAAGGTGTAGTAGTGTTCGGACAAAAAACACTTCAATCTAAACCAAGTGCATTAGACAGAATCAATGTAAGAAGATTGTTGATTAACTTGAGAAAGTTCATCGCATCAACTTCAAGATTCTTAGTATTTGAACAAAACACAAGTTCAACAAGAAACAGATTCCTAAACATAGTGAATCCATACTTAGAACAAGTTCAAGCAAATTCAGGTCTAACTGCTTTCAGAGTAGTAATGGACGATTCAAACAACACACCAGATGTTGTTGATAGAAACCAGTTAGTAGGACAGATATTTATCCAACCTACAAGAACTGCTGAATTTATCGTATTGGACTTTGTAGTTCAACCAACAGGAGCAGCATTCCCAGAATAATAGGTGAAAGAAACTATTTTATATCAAAAATGTAGAAAAACCCCCAAGAAATTGGGGGTTTTTTGTTATGATAATCAGGAAGAAAAAATTTGAGAGTTTAACCACCTAACTCACAAGGGTTGTTTCTAAATCGTGAAACTCTACATAACCCACTCGGTTCCAAATATCTAGTCACCGAAAACCCAGTTTTTAATTACTTAGGATAAATAGCAAATGTATCAGCGTATTCAGCCAATGTATTGTATTGACTTCTACGATAACCAAATTGTGGTTTACTACCACCACGATACTTAATTCTAAAATTACCAGTCATCATTAAATTTCTGATAGTTGGGTTATACCTAAATTCCATAGGAATACCCTTGTAATTGGCTTGTTCAAAGTAAGGAGCTTCATAATCTTCCAACCTAATAGGTTCTTGATTTTGATTAGCTTCATATAATTCCATAGGATTATGATTATATCTATAATGAGTAATGGTATGAGTTCCATTTTCTACATACTCACCAGCATTATTATAATACCCATAATGATTTGGTATTTGTCTCGTTACCAAAGCATCTTCATAATTCCTTGTTTCAATTGTTGTATTGTCAGTCATTTCGTTTTCCTTTATCATTATCATAACACTATAATATACAAATACTATTTGTAAATGTCAAGCTTTTTTTTTAATTATTTTCTTCAAAGAGTTCTTCTTCACAATCATCACAAAGGAAAAAGCCGTCTATTTCAACGCCACACTCTTCACATATTATCTCATCAATCATATTATAATATACAATGAATAAATGACAATGTCAAGTAAAACTTCAATAAAACTTCTAAAAAATATATCAAAATAAGTTGTTATAGAAAATCACTTTTTTTAGTTTCGTTATATTTATTAATGTAATAGAAAAGAAGTCTTTATAGGAGAAAGAAAGTGGCCGAGTTTATAGACCCAAATGATATATTTTTTACACCATTTGAACCGAAAACAAAAAATAGGTTTGTTATGGAGATTGACGGAATACCAGCATATCTTGTTAAAACAATGGCAAGACCAAGTATTCAATTTGAAACAATCACATTAGACCATATCAACACAAAAAGATATGTAAAAGGTAAAGCCACTTGGCAACCAATTAGTATCACATTGTATGACCCAATCGTTCCATCAGGAGCACAATCAGTAATTGAGTGGGTTAGATTACATCACGAATCAGTAACTGGTCGTGACGGATACTCAGATTTCTATAAAAAAGACATCACATTTAATGTATTGGGACCAGTAGGAGATAAAGTAGAAGAGTGGACATTAAAAGGAGCATTCATCACAGAAGCAAACTTTAATGAATTAGATTTCTCATCATCAGAAGTTGCAGATATCGCACTTACTTTACAATACGACTACGCAATCTTACAATTCTAACGGAGAGAAATTATGTGGGCAATATTTAAAGACAATAATGAATACAACGAGAAATCAATAATTGGTTTCGGTGCATTTACAGTAATGGTTTTATTTGCATTTGCAGATGTTGTTACTGGACTTATGGGTAAAGATTTAGTTATCAATGATGTGGTATACAATTCTTTCCTATTCACTACATTAGGTAGTTTCGGTATCGCAGGTGCAGAAAAAGTTTTAAAAAAATAATAAGTTATTAATCTTAATTAATCAAGGAGTAAACAATGGCTGAAAGTCAGTATGGGTTTCCTACTGAAGTTCTATCTTTACCTTCACAGGGATTATTGTATCCCGAAGATAGTCCTTTGCGTAGTGGAACAATAGAAGTCAAATATATGACAGCGAAAGAGGAAGATATCTTAACTTCCACAAATCTAATAGAACAAGGTGTAGTGATTACAAGATTATTGGAATCAGTAATCGCAGACCCAAAAGTTAAATTAGACGATTTGGTAATAGGTGATAAAAATGCAATTATGATAGGAACTCGTATTTTAGGATATGGGAAAGACTATGGAATTACACTAATAGACCCTGATACCAACGAAAGAGTTGAACACGTTGTGGATTTAACAAAATTAGAAAATAAATCAATAGATGAAAAACTATTTGAAAATGGTAATAACTTTACATTTGAATTACCAAATTCAAAAAGAGTTATCGGTTTCAGAATCCTAACACAAAAAGATGAAAAACAAATAGAGGAAACTCTTAAAGATTATGAAAAAGCTGAAAAGCTAACAGGCATTTCATATAACTTAACCACAAGACTTAAACATCAAATCGTGTCTATTGATGAAAAAACAGACCAAAAAGAAATTGATAATTTTGTTGATAATGAATTCTTAGCATTAGATTCAAGAGAATTTAGAAAACACTTAGACGAAATTACACCTGACATTGAGTTGAAGTTTGACTACACGAGTCAAACAGGAAATCTACACAAGATAGATGTTCCACTCGGGCTTGACTTTTTTTGGCCAGCCGCCGAGTAATAGGGCGGCTATTCACGAAGAACTCTTCAACATCGCCTATTATGGAAATGGGTTCAATCACAACGAACTCTACAATATGCCAGTTCCTTTAAGAAAGTTTTATGCGGAAAAACTTGTAGAAGCTAAAAATAAAGAAGCCGAGTTAATCAAAAAAAGTAGTCAAACAAATCAAAATCAAATACAACGACCTGACATACAAAAATCTTAAAACTTGATATTTATTGATAGGAAAAAACTATGAACAGAAAATTTGTAAAAGAAAATAAAACATTAGTGAGGGAGTTCATCGCTGGTCTTATCTCATCTATTGTCGCTGGTAAGTTAAGTAAAAGTTTAGAAAAGTCACTTATGTCAAAACCAGAAACTAAAAAAGATATAGAAAAGTTAAGAG